GAATTAACAAAACATGAAGATAAATTATCTGAAGTTTTGGAAAGAGGATTTAGAAGAGGCGCTATTATAGGAGGTGAAAGAATAATTGGCGCAGCAAAATGCACGCATGGGGCTGGTTATATAAGAAAAAATGATATTCAGGATGAGTTTATGGACGCTGTTCAGTCATTTATTTCTTTACAAGCTTTAGCCAGGGTTTCAGGATTAACACAAACAACAATACAATATGTAAAAAACAGGATTTCAACTGGGGTTGCAGCAGGGTTTTCAGTTGATGAAATAGCCTTAGGAATAAGGGAAATAGCTCCGAGGATTTCAAAATATAGAAGTATGATGATATCAAGAACTGAATCACATGCGGCATATAATTTTGGAACCCAAGCGGGGGCAGAAGCAAGCGCTTTAAGACTTAAAAAGGAATGGATATCGTCAATTGATGCTAGAACTAGAGATGATGTATTTGATCACATTATGGCAGATGGAGAAACAGTTGATACAAATGATTTCTTTTTAAATAGCGGAGGCGTTCTTATGTATCCAGGTGATCCAGCTGGAGACGCAGGAAACGTTATACATTGTAGGTGCGGGCGTGGAGATGTGCTTGCTTGAGTCGAAAATGATTTTAAAATGTGTTAATATATATAATATAAAACTAAATAAAACCAGGAGAAATAAAAAATGTTCGATGATAAAATGAAATCAGCAATATCAAAAGCTATTAGTCTAGGTTTAGAAAAAGGTATTGATCTTGAAAAAGCGATATCTCAAACGTTAGATCTTGCAGAGTCTGGAAAACTACCTTTAGATTTGAAATCAAATACTGTTCCAATTACAAAAACATATAGCTTTAAAGATATGGATATTGACATGGAAGGAAGAACGGTTTGCGGATATGCTGCAACCTGGGATTTAGATCAGGTTGATGACATAATTCACAGAGGTGCCTTTTTGAAATCAATCAAGGAAAGATTTCCGTTAGGTCAGATAAAGCTTATGTCTCAACATATGACGCTCATAGGAAAGCCTGTAGAAATGTATGAGGATGAAAAAGGCCTATACGTTAAGGCTTATATCTCAAAAACAACGCAGGGAAATGATGACTTACAACTTGTAAAAGACAAGGTTCTTGATAAATTTTCTATAGGATTTTCAATCCCCGGCGGTAAATATGAGATTGATGATAAGGGCATTCGTCATATCTTTGAAGTTAAATTAATGGAATTTAGTCTTGTTACTTTTCCAGCAAATGAAGCTGCAATTATTACAGATTTAAAAGAAGATTTTGATATATCGCTTGAAAATGCAAAAGCAAAAGAAAAAGCTAATAAAGAAAATGAAGATAAAGATACTGAATTAAAGCTTAAAGAAGATGAAGCTAAAGAATTAAAACGTAAAGAATATGAGGTTAATGAGCTTAAAAATCTGATTAAAAATAGATTTGAATACGCAACCTCAAAAATTTATTGATTTGGAAATGACGTGGTAAAAATCTTTTGGTATAATTGTAATATACTCAAAGCACTCACACAAAGTGAGCCGCGTTAGTAAGGTGAGCCGCTATTAAGCACTCATTTATAAATAGAGTATAATAAACGTGTCTCAAAACTTAAAAAGGTAAAATATTATGGATTACAAGGAATTAAAAGAAAGCATTGATAATGCTAACAATGAAGTAAAACAGTTGATTGGTCGTCAGACTCAAGAAATTAAAGACGCTGGTATTGCTTCTGCCGAAACAACCAAAGAACTCAAATCAGCTTCAGAGCGTATTGAGAACCTTGAGAAAAAGCAAGGTCGCATTGAATCTTCAGCCCCTGTTGAATTTAAATCAGCCGGTGAAATTTTCGTAGAATCTGCTCAATATAAGTCAGCCCAAAACACTGGAAGCACTAAAGTTGACGCCGTAGAAGTTAAAGATATAACGTCTGCTGCTGGATCAGCTGGAGTTGTTGCTTTATCACAGCGTAGAATGGGTATTATACGTGACCCAGCAGATAGGACTGTCCATTTGCGTGATTTCATGAACGTTCAAACGACTAATTCAGGATCAATTGATTACTATGTCGACCAAGGCGGATTTGATAATCAGGCCGGGCCGCAAAACGGCGAGCTAGCTGTTAAAAATCAGTCAGGTCTTGTTCTTGAAGAGAAGACAGCAGCGGTTAAAACAATTGCTCACTATGTTATCGCTTCACGTCAGGTTCTTGAAGATGCCGCAATGCTTAGAGGATACATTGACGGTCGTTTAAGCTATGGTCTTAAGCTTGAAGAAGATAAGCAAATTCTTTATGGCGACGGAACAGGCGGAACATTAACAGGTATCTTTAACACTGCTGGTGTTCAAGACGTTGGAACTCGTGCACCTACCGACGACTTCATTACCCACATTCGTAAAGCAATTACTCTTGCCAAACTTAGTGAGTATCCTGTTACCGCAATCATGGTTAATCCGGTTGATTGGGAAACTATAGAGCTTACCAAGAATGATAACGGCGATTACATTTACATGTGGTATTTGAACGCAACAGGAATTCCGCAGTTGTTCAAGATTCCGCTTATAGAAACAACCGCAATTGATGCTGGTGACTTCTTGCTAGGTAATTTTGATATGGCCGTTACACTATGGGATCGTCAAATGTCAAATATCCGTATTTCTGACAGTCATGCCGATTTGTTTATCAAGAATGCGCAAGTTATCCTAGGTGAAGAGCGTGTAGCACTTACTGTTGATCGACCTAAAGCTCTTGTTAAGGGGTCTTTTGTAGAAACTGTTTAATTTTAACTTGAAGTAATATTAAATTGGTAGTATAATGAACTTATACTACCAATTTTTTTTATACTTAAAATCACACATAGAGGAAAAAATAATGAGCAAATTGATTTCAAAAAGAAGCTGGGTTGGACTTGAAGGAACTGTAAAAAGAGGTGAGGTTGTGGAAGTTAATTGTAATTTAAGATGCAAAGAGCTTATAAGTTCTGGAAGAGCTGTATTATTTAGTGAAAACAAATCCATAGAAGTTAAAGAAACCAAAGGCGGACCTCAAGCAAATAATTCAGATAATAAAGATATAGAAATTAAAGAATTAAAGCCTAGCGAAACTAAAAAACGCAAGCGCAGAACAAAGGCCGAAATTAAAGCCGATAAAGCGGAGTAATTAAGATGATTAGGCACACTTTAAGAAATGGAAAAGTAAATTGGGTAATGGCAAATGCCGTTAAAACTTCTGAAAGAGCACCTGTAACAGGTCTTTCAGTATCTGACTTAGCTGTATTTTTAGGATTTGGAACTTTTATATCCGCTTCAGAAACAACTATGCTTCAAGTTTTTATGGATAGTGCTATTGAAATGCTTGTAAAATTTTCAGGCTATGAACCATCCGAAGTTACTTATTCAATGAGATATGATAGACACCCTCTTGCAATAAATGAAACTTATGGCATATTTTCAGAGGGTGAATATTCAGAATGGATACAAATACCAAGACGACCTATAAAATCCGTAGATGAAGTAAGACTTTCTGGAGATGTTGTTGTTGATTATGATACTGATTTATTAAGCAATCCGCCTAGGTTAGCTCTTAATTCTTTTTCAATAACTCTTTCAAATGTATCATTTGCTGAAATTGAAATTGATGTAACTTGTGGTCCGGACGGTGATGTTAATCCAACATTCGTAACCGCTGCTTTAATGCTTTCATCTTTTTTATATAACAATCGAGGTTGCGGGGCAAAATCACCTATTTCTGATTCAGGAGCAGCTGGAATTATAAGACCTCTCAAAGTAGCTATAGGGGGTTTGTAATGGCTTGCTGTTCAAAAACAAAAATTGGGGATCTTAAATTTAATATAAGTATCCTAAAAAATAACATTATTTCTTCTGATGGTTTGGGCGGATATAATAGAACCTGGGAAAATTTGGGATCAACTCGTGCCAAAATTAAATTTTCATCTGTAAAGAATAGGATAACAGGAGAAGTTTTAGGCGCTGCGGGTGAAGCTACTATTACAGTAAGGGTTTCAGTTCCTATTGAAACAGGTAATAGAGTTGAGCTTTCAGACGGTAAACAATATGAATGTATTGGGTCAAATCCAACTCCACCGATGTCTGACTATAAAGAGGTTTTTGTAAGACTGGTAGAGCACGAAAAAGCGAGCGTTTAAAATGGCTAAGTCAAAAACAACTTTTAAAAACAATTCATTAGCAATAAAAAAAGCTCTTGAAACTTC